AAGAACTGGCGAATCTTTTCAAATGACATAACATCAAGACCGTCAAGAAACTCTGTGATCTCTGATTCACTGAACTCGCTTGCAACATATACATTGTCTTCATCATAGATCGTATCAATGCAGTTGATGATGAAGAATGTCATAAGATCGACTTCGTTGTCGAAATCTTTCATACGATCTGTGATTGAAGCCGCTGGATACTTCATTGTCATTCCAACGTTGTCATTAATCTCGATCTTTGAGTTAATAACTTCTGGCATCTTGACTTCGATAGTATCAAGATCTAGCTCAAAGTTGTAAAGCTCACCGTCTTCGATATCACGATATGAAAGCTTTACGACGTTATTGACAGAACGCGCTCGGAGCTTCAAGAACATGTACTCAAGGTCAAAAATGGCCAACGAGTCGATGTCGACATCATCCTGAATACATGCATTTAGAATCTGTTTAATTGCGCGAATGATTTCACTGTCATTCTCACTCTGTTGTGCGATCAGCAAAATCTTTTCTTCTCTTACGAGGAACGGTCTAAACACAACCTTCTTCCCGGTCGATGGAATAATCATGTCAAAAAGCGGCTGATCAATTTTTGGTAAAGGCATTATAATAACTCCATTATGCTATGTTTGTAAGATCTCTTACAGTTGGCAAACCTTCAAGATCCGCTGAAATTGGTGGTGGCTGTACAGGTTCTGTGGCATTCGGTCTAGATGCGTTAACTGTTGGTCTAATTGATTCTCCGTTTGGAGAAGCAGCTTTATCAGCAAACTTCTGCAGAGAATCTGTATATTCAAAATGTTCATATGGGCTGACAGCATCTATTAGTGTTTCATAGAAGTTAAACTGTGTTGACGTCTTTTGCGGCGCGCTCATACTCATGTTTGTATAGGCAAAAGTAACGGTTAACTTCTGTACTTGGTTTTCATCTGACCAAGACAAATTCATCGCCTGAATATTCATCGGGAAGACGTCGTACATTTCGTACTCTGTAACAGTTTCTTGCTGTCTATTGTATACATATACTCTTACAATAGGATTCGTATAACCATCTTTGTAACCCACTTCAAACGGAAGATATTTAAGCAACCCATTACGAGTTACCCCAGGTCCGATTGATGCATTCTTCGAATCATGCATTACGATTGTATTCATCCACTGATGGAAGAAGTCTATGATTTCAGAGTTCTTGTCAACAACCCATGTCATTGTCACATCGCCGAACTGTACGCCATAAGGAATCTTTTCGACTGGACCATAACCGTATCTGCGAACATTTTCTTCTTCGAGCAGAGAAGGCGCAGGAAGAACAATATTTTCGCATCTCAGCATGAGTGTATTTCTCTTCTCACTTACAAAGCTTGTAAGAGGAACATTCTCAGGGAAACCTTGTCTAAATGGAGCAAAAGTAACAAGATAAGAATGCGATGGTAGGACATCATTCAACAGCATTTCTGATCTGAAACTATTGATATCAAATCGTTGTGAAATGCTTGGACCGGTTGTACGAATACGGTCGTTTCTATTTACATTCAGTTCAAGTACTGGCTGTTGCTGAGTACTAGGAGCTGGAGCGGTATTTGCGCTTGATGCGGACGAATTTGCCGCTTGCCTCCCAGTTCCTCGCCTCCCAGTTCCGGTCCCTCTTGCTGACGAGCGTTCTTGGCCAGTAGGAGTCGCGGGAGCAGGAGGCGGCCCCGGGGCGCGCGGAATTGGCTGCCTGCTCTGGGTTATCACTTGTTTTACTTGTGTTTCATTAAGAGGAGTTATAGCATTTGCAGCACGTGCTGACTTTAAACCAACAGAACTTGTAACATCAAAACGCTCACCACGAGCACCAAGCGTAACTAAATATATTCTATTGTCGCTACCTCGTCTAATAATGTTCCCACCGCCAACAGGTACTGCCCCGCCGGCTCGAATTGTTTGTAAATCTCTTTCTATCTGTGATGGTGCACCTGCCATTACTTCCTAATCCCTAGCATTCTCTTCGAGTCTTTCCAGACAGTCGCCTTCGACTGCTTGGTGAAACGTTCGGTTGGCAAGAAAAGAGCAATGTCCCATTCAGAAGGATATATATACATAAAGCGAGAACGTACATGCTCGTTAAGATAGTGCTTTACACAAGGAGAAAAGAATCTTAACTCTGCAATACTTGTGAGAAGCTGATAGTTTAATTTAATTTTTGTTGTCTCGTCATAGCGAGTATTGTTCGCATAGTCGTACAAAGCATCCATAAGTTTAGCTCTGAGCGGTGGCGGAAGATAGTGCAGATTCAATCCATAAAATCCACCTTTTACTTTACGAAACGGAAACACAAGAGGAAATCTGTCGTAGTACGGAAGTTCGTCTTTCCACTTCGGATCATATCTGAACAAATACATTGAGCCGATAATAGTCCTGCTTGTCAGGCGTGAGACGTCGCCCTGCATTAACGATCGCTCATTAATGGTGCGAATTTTTTCAGCGGTTTTACGGAACCAATCGCGCGCCTCTTGAGTACGCGCCGGAATCTGTCCGGAACGAACACCTTGTGTAATGATGGTATCAAAGATAGTAGCCACTAAAATTTCAGTCCTAGATGATCTTCTGTGAGTATTTCGAAGTCCCAGCCGCGATCTTTACAGAATGCCGTCGCTGCTTTCCACTTTGCTTCATTAATTCCCCAAGTCATTACCTCATTGAGATAACGCTTATTAGGCTTATTTATTACAACTGGCGGGCGCGTTTGTGCTTTTGGTTTGATCTCGATGAGTGAACACTTTATCTTGCCATCCGGCATCTTCTTCTTGATATAAAAGTCGACAAAGTATCTATGGATCCGATTGTCGATCGGAGAACGATACGGAATCACATGTTCTTCACTGGACCATTCGATAATACTTGGATCCTTATCTAATCTAGACATGTAAACGAGCTCCCACCTCGAACGATATACTATGTTCGTGGGATCGCCTTTGTACTTCGAAGGGTTCAATGGTTTGAAAAAACCTTTATAAGCCATGGTTGTATTTATAAATAAAGAAAGAACTTTCAAAGAAGAGAATGCATGGCATTTATCAAACTGAATATCAATAATTTTAAGAAAGACCTAGGCGGTATTGCAAACCGGCTAGTTGATAATGTTGCAAACAAAATTGAGCAGAAACTTGAAAATGCAGTTGAAGATGCCTTTGCAAAGGGATTGAAGAAGACAGGCTTATCCGATGGCGTAGCAAGAGAGATCTCTTCGCGATTCTCTGATTCAATCTCAGTTGGTCGTGCGGATGATTTCTTTCGAAAGTCAACAGCAGAGCAAGATCGCGTAACGCCACAAGAAATCGAGAACAAATTTCTTGGTGGTGAAGCAGCAAGACTCGGAATTGGTGCTGCTGAAACAACATACGATGCTGTTCAAAGAATTAATACAGCAGACATTACAAACGCCGCAGTAATGCAGTTTCCTGACCAGATGGGCGAGTACTATATGGTACTTGATTTTCAAAGTTACTCGCGCCCAAGTCCTCAGATGGAAGCTATCTTCAAAAGATTTAAAACAATTGTTCTTCCGATTCCAAGAGATCTCAAGGAATCATTTGAACTAGATGTAACCGGCAAACCACAGGGTGCAGCTGGCGGACTTGCCGATCTTGGCGTAGATCTTCTTCGTGGCGCCGGTGATAAAGCCGGGGGCGAGTTTGCTATCCTATACAGCTTTGCTGCCCAGGCGCTTGAGGGAGCGGGTGCTGATATTCTTGGACAGGCCGTTGGTGCTGTACCAAACCCGCATCTTCAGGCCATTTTCTCTGGCGTGGATCTTCGTAACCATACTTTCCAATGGACATTTGCTCCACGTAATCCACAGGAAAGCAGAAACCTAAAAGCTATCATTAAAGAAATTAAAAAGAACTCTCTCCCTGCCTACAGCACTATGGGTACTGCTGCACTTCAATACCCACCGATGGTAGATATCAAACTAATGCCATGGGGAGACAGTCTTATCAAATTCAAGAAGTGTCTGGTTAAAAGCGTTTCTGTAAATTATGCTCCGGCTGGCCTTCCATCATTCTTTGCCGGAACAAAAGAACCTACTATGATCCAGATTGAAATGCAATTTCTTGAAACAGAAATTCAAACAGCGAAGGATTATGGTCTTCAACCTGGCGAGAGAGAAGATGGTCTTGAGCAGCTTAAGGATATTCTTGAGAAGGGTGCAGATAAACTTGGTCTTGGTGAAACTATAAAGGAAGGCAAAGAAGCTATTCGCGATTTTAAGAGATCAGTTTCTGATGGTGCCCGTCAAGCCGCAACAAATAGAGAAAATTAATGTCCAGATATTTTACTCGATTTCCGCTCGTGGACTATAATGGTGTTCCGGCAAAGAATATCTTGGCACGTGTCGACTTTACAGATCAAACAAAGAAAGACATTTACGCTAACTTTGATTATGTCCTTCAAGAAGGCACATCAAGGCAGGACATTCTTTCTTTCAACTACTACAACTCGTCGCAGTATGATTGGTTAATCAATCTGACAAATAACGTCGTCGATCCATATCACGACTACTACATGTCAAATGCCGATTTTAAAAACTATATTGATGGAAAGTATGGATCAATCGATGCTGCTCGCAGTAAGATTCTCTTTTACAGAAATGACTGGGCACCAGACGAGAGTTTGATTTCAGAAACTGTGTACGAGAATTTGCAGCCAAACATTAAGAAGTATTGGAAACCAAAGCTAAACACGACAAACCAGATCATCGGTTACGAGAGAGTAAAACAAGACTGGACCGTATCAACAAATAGAATTGTTCAGTTGACAGTCGACGCCGATATCTCTTCATATATTCCAGGTGATATTATTGTTCAGGGAAACGCCAGAGCAACACTTGTAACCAAAGATGTTGACGCCGGTATCCTTATCGTGCAACACGTCTCTGGTCAATTTGTTGAAGAAGTAACTGGCATTACCGGCGTCATTGTACTTACAGAGAACATTCCACCGACTGAAGAGGCATTCTGGTCTGCTGTCGATGCTTATGACTATGAGGAAGAACAGAACGAGCTTAAGAGATATATCAGTCTTATCAAAACAGGTTATCTCCCAGACGTCGAAAAATTATTTATTGAGCAATTGAAAAGATGACAGTAACAACACAATATCGTGATGGTAAGTACAAGCTTATTGATTTCAATATTACATTCCCAAATCGCAGAATTTTGCAACTTACTCCGTATTGTGCTCGCGCTGACATCTATGAAAGCGTTCTAGAACCAACAGTTATTGCAGAGTTTATCTTCTCAGATAAAGTTGGCATCTTTGATGCGCTTAACTTCCTTGAAGAGAAGATTACAATTCATTTTACCACATATGAAGATAATGACAAAGCCGCTATCAAGTATGAGTTCTATCCTGTAATTGTCGATCCTGCCGAATCACTGCCAGATGACAAGGGAATTGTCTATAAAGTTACATGTGTAACGAAGGAAGCGCAGATCTCGCGCGACATCAAAAACTTTTCATTTACGCGTGCAAATATTGCATGCGAAGCGATGGTAAGTACTATTCTCACTCATGAAGAAGGTTTGAAGACAAATAAGTCTATCTTTCTCGAAAGTACACAAGGTCTGCACGGGTTTAACTTTACTCTTGTGAATCCATTTTCAGCAATTGACGAAATTAGATTAAAGGCAATGTCCTCTGAATTCCAAGGTCACTGTTTTGTATTCTATGAAAACAGCAAAGGTTTTCATTTTAAATCTTTTGAAGGTCTTATTAAGGACGGCAAAACAAAGATTGGTGACAAATACTATATTCAATCTGCCGCCGCCGATCTTGCGATTGACGGTTCGAAGTGGAGAAACATTCTTGCCTTTAAAGTTATTCAGTCGGGTAGTGAGAACGTAACCCGCGCTCTTGGTGCCGGTAATATTAAAGTTATTTCGATTAATACTATCACACAGGAAACAGTTGAGACAAGCGTCGATCAGAGAAAGCTTAACTTTGTACAGTTAAACGACAATGCTGTTTCATCTACTCTGAAATCTCAGGACGAGTTGAGTAAGAACGAAACAACAGTCATACCAGTCAGGTTTGATCCGACAGTCGAGACGGCCGACGTTGTGTTTGCTGCATCAGCTCGACCATATTATCTCAGATTCCTGTTCAATACGATTGCTCAGATTACGGTGTACGGTGATACGACCGTGACAATTGGCGATGTAATCACTGCTAAGATCCCTGAGATGAATGCTCTTACACTTGGT